AAGATGAAAAGTGATGTAAAAGCAGTAAGAGTTACAGGAACTGGAACAGTCTTCGCAGGAAGAACAAGATTAAGAGGATTAATTCTTGCATCTGATGGTGGTGGAGCAGGAACTGTAATTTTACAAGACAACACTAGTAGTACAACTTTATTTCAAGGAGACTGTCCAAGCGGTGATGTCTTTGCATTCAACATACCAGAAGATGGTGTAGTTTTTCCAGGCGGAATGAAAGTTTCTACTATTACAAATATTGCAGGTGCAACTTTCCTGATAGATAAGTAGGAGGTTAGATGGCTACATCTGGAACTACATCGTTCGATCTTCCGATCGACGAAATCATCGAAGAGGCGTTTGAAAGAACAGGAATGCGTGGTAATCGTACTGGTTATCAATTAAAAAGCGCAAGACGTTCTTTAAATATAATGTTTTCCGAATGGGGAAACAGAGGTGTACACCTTTGGAAAGTAAAACAAGCAACAGTTCCATTAGTAGAAGGTCAAGCAGAGTATAATTTTGCAAATGATAATACTAATTTTCCACAAGATATAAGTGATGTACTAGAAGCTTTTGTAAGAAACAATACTACAGCTACAGCACCAGTTGATACTACATTAACTAAAATAGATAGATCAGCATACGCT